GATTTCTTCCACAATTAATGAACAAGATGTATAGTGATAGAGTAATTTATAAAACAAAGATGTTAGAAGAACAACAAAAACTGGAAAACGGTATTTATAAAAATAAACAAGAAGTAATTAATAATATAGCAAAGTATAATAATATTCAAATGTCAAAAAAGATATTATTGAATAGTGCCTATGGTGCTTTGGCAAATCAATATTTTCTTTATTATTCACCAGAACAGGCAGAAGCTATTACAATGTCAGGTCAGTTGTCTATACGATGGATTGAAAAATATATAAATATATATATCAATAAATTGTTAAATACTAAGGATATTGATTATGTTATTGCAGAAGATACAGACAGTGTTTATATTACATTTGATAAATTGGTTAATAGCGTGTTTCCGAATGGAGCAACAACTTCTAAGATTGTCACCTTCTTGGATACGATCTGTAAAGATAAAATTAAACCTTATATTGATGCGTCTTATCAGGTTCTTCATTCGTATATAAATGGTTATGAGCAGAAAATGTTTATGGAACGTGAGGTAATTGCTGATAAGGGTATCTGGACAGCAAAGAAACGATACATTCTTAATGTTTATAATAATGAGGGTGTATCGTATAAAAAACCAAAGTTAAAGATAATGGGTCTTGAAAGTGTTCGTAGTTCAACACCAGAATGGTGTCGTGATAACTTACAGTCATTAATTAAAACTATTATTACTACAGATGAAAAAACAGTTATAAAAAGTATTGATGAATATCGTAATGTATTTAAGAAATTAAGTTTTATTGATATAGCATTTCCGAGGTCTGTTCGTGGCCTTGATAAGTATAAGTCTTCAAAAGATATTTATATGAAGGCTACTCCTATTCATGTAAGAGGCGTTCTACTTTACAATCATTTCTTAAAAGAATTAAAACTCACAAACAAATATGAATTAATTCGTGATGGAGATAAGATTAAATTTGCATATCTTAAAGAGCCAAATAGAATTGGTGAGAATATTATTGCTGTTTTATCCGTACTACCGAAAGAATTTAAATTAGAAAAATATATAGATTACGATTTACAATTTGATAAATCATTTCTTCAACCCGTTAAGAATATCTTAAATGCTATTGGGTGGAAAAGTGAAAATGTTGGAAGTCTTGAATCGTTTTTTTGAGGAGTGAGAGGGAGGTAAATAATGGCTAGGGGATTTCTGTACACAAAATTAGAAGAAAAGGAATGTAAGGAATGTGGAGTAATTAAATTTTTTACACCTGAATTTTTTCCATACAGTGAAGGAATAGGAACACCATTAAGATATACTTGCAGACCTTGTTATTATCAAGATCAGAGATTGAGGACAAAATTAAGAAAAGAAAATCCAGTACCGAAAAATTATGCTTGTCCTATATGTGGAATAACAGAAGAAAAATCTAAATATAAAATAAAATGGTGTGTTGACCATGACCATATTACATTTGAATTTAGAGGCATGCTTTGTGATTCTTGTAATAGGGTACTAGGCACCAATACAGACGAAAGTATAGTTTTTTTTGAAAGAGCAATAGAATATTTGAAAAAGGAGATTAAATAATGGCTGTTAAAGATTTTATTAAACAATTAATAAAGGAGTCACAAAATGATATGGCTACGGTTGTATCCTCTGGTATTGTTGGGGATTGTTATACTTTTGTCGATACTGGATCGTATTCCTTAAATGCATTAACTTCTGGCTCAATGTATGGTGGAGTACCATCAAATAAGATTACCTGTTTTGCTGGTTCAGAAGCTGTCGGTAAAACTTTTATCACTTTGAGTATTGCAAAGAATTTTCTCGACCTGGATAAGAAAAATCTTGTAATTTATTTTGAGAGTGAAGGTGCATTGACAAAAGATATGATTGAAGAACGAGGTTTAGATATTGATAGAATAGGATTATTCCCTGTTGCAACAGTAGAAGAATTTAGAACTCAATGTGTGCGTATCATTGAGAATAGTGGTAAGAATGAAGGTAAGATGATGATATTCTTAGATTCATTAGGTAATCTTTCTACTATGAAAGAAATGGGTGATGTTGCTGGTGGTTCCGACAAACGAGATATGACACGAGCACCAATGATTCGTGGAACATTTCGTACACTTTCATTGATGTTATCAAAACATAATATTCCTTTGATAATTACTAATCATACCTACGATGCTATTGGTAGTATGTTTCCAAAGAAAGAAATTTCTGGTGGTGGTGGAATCAAGTATGCAGCTTCAACAATTGTTACATTAGGTAAACGAAAAAACAAAGATGGAACAAATGTTATTGGTAATATCATCAAAGCTAAATTGGTTAAAGGTAGAATGACTAAAGAAGAATCAGTTATTGAAATGATGTTAAATTATGAAAAGGGTTTAGATAGGTATTATGGTTTAGTATCAATTGCAGAGAAATATGGTATTTTCAAAAAGGTGTCTACACGATTTGAAACACCATCTGGGAAAGCATTTGAAAAAACTATTGTCAATGACCCAGAGAAGTATTTTACTGAAGATGTAATGAAAGAACTTGAGAAAGCTGTATTTAAGGAGTTTAATTATGGTAGTAAAAGAGAAATTAAAAATGATGACAGTGACGAGTAACGAGAAGACATTTAATGCATGGAAAATATATCATGGTTTATATTTACATTTTTTCAATGATTATGATTATCATAAATATGGTGGAAAGGGGCCATGGAATAATATAAATTCTATGGAGAAAAGTTTTTCCAAATATGAACGTAATGGTAAATACTCTGCACAGAGGTCAATATTTGAAGATTTGGGAAAACAATTTACAGAACGAGAAGATTTAATATTTTTCTATTTATCACAATTTACTAATGATATAAATTATCCTTCTGATTTTGATAGTGATTTATATGATGAATATAAAGAAAGGATGAATAATTTTCATTTTCATTTGAAACGTGATACGGAAGAAATTATTAAATATATGGATGAGTATTGTAAAACTTTTGATGAATTATTTGTTGCAGAAAAGGTTAATCATCCTTCAATATTAAAACTTGGTTTATCCAGAACAATATCATTGGAAACATTCACAACACTTGATATTATTCTGAATTTTCTTCCACAAATGGAAAAGAAATTAATTGACCCAGCTTCAAAAGATTTTATAAAATTGATAAGAAATTATAAACCATTCTTGTCAATTAATGTTGAAAAAGAAAAGAAGATTATAATGGATGTTTTGACAAAAGGATAATATGAGAACTGAAAGTTTAATATTAGAGAATTTGATATATAATGGACATTATTCTAGTATTATCGGTATTTTCTTAAAACCAGAATATTTTAAAGATAATAACGAAAAGATAATTTTTACAGAGATACAAAAACATATTTCTGAATATAATAAACCACCTACTGTAGAATCATTGTCTGTAAAATTGTCAAATAGAAGTGATTTGAATGAAGTAACATTTAATGGTTGTGAAGAACTTTTAAAAACATATAAAAAAAAAATAGATGATGAAGACTGGTTAATTAAAGAATCAGAGAAATGGGCAAAAGACCAAGCTGTTTACAATGGAATAGTATCTAGTATTTCTATTCTTGAAGGTAAAGAAAAGAATATATCAAAAGATGCTATACCAGAAATTCTTACAGAAGCACTTGCTATTTCTTTAGACCAAAGTGTAGGTCATAATTATATAGAAAATGGTGATGACCGATGGGATTTTTATCACAGGAAAGAATCTAAGATTCCGTTTGATATGGTTATGTTAGATAAAATTACCAATGGTGGAATATCACCAAAAACACTTACAGTATTATTGGGTGGAACTGGTGTTGGTAAAACATTAGTTAAAACTCATTTTGCTTGTCAATATATGAAACAGGGATTAGACGTTTTATATATTACAATGGAAATGGCTGAAGAAAGAATAGCAGAAAGAATTGATGCTAACTTGATGGATATTGATATTGACCAGTTACATATTATTCCAAAAGATAGTTTTCAAAAGAAGTTGAATAAATTAAATATTGGAAGATTAATTATTAAAGAATATCCAACGGCAGGTGCTCATGTTGGTAATTTTCGTGCATTGATTCGTGAATTGAAAATCAAGAAAGATTTTACACCACAAATTATCATATTAGATTATTTGAATATATGTTCATCAAGTAGAGTCAAGTGGGCAGCTAATATGAATACTTATATTTACATTAAGTCAATTGCAGAAGAAGTCCGAGGATTAGCAGTTGAATGTAATGTTCCAATTATTACAAGTTCCCAGTTAAATAGAGAAGGATATTCTAGTAGTGATCCAGATTTAACTAATACTTCTGAAAGTTTCGGATTACCAGCAACTGCTGATTTGATGTTAGTAATCTTAGCAAAAGATGGTGACTCCGGAAGTAAGAATCAGATACTATTTAAACAGTTGAAGAATCGTTATGCTGACTTGAGTGTCACTAGTAAATTCTTGGTTAATGTTAATAAGAAAAGAATGAAATTAGAGGATATTGAAGAAGATGACCAACCTGCATTAGCTAATGATGGAAGTAATAAGTTTTATAAGAAAAAGATTGAAGCAAATACAAGCTCAAATCCGTTTGTATTGAAAATAAAACCAGAAAAAAGAAAGGTGGATAATTGGAAGATATAAATATAGGATAAGGGAGGGAAACTATGCAAGATTTAACAATTTCAGATGGTTGGTTTAAGAAAGATAAAAAAGAAGAAATTATTATGAAAAAGTTATGTGAGCATAGAATAAATACTACTACATTGGACTATGATATTGGTATTGAATATTGTAATTTTTGCGGGGCTTTAGGGAATTATAGTATAGATAAAGATAAAGTTGAGTGGAAATTACCAGATTTTCTGGTAAACCAGAACTATAATTAAGGACTTGTTGATAAATATTATAAATATATAAGTACTATGAATGAAGATATAAAGAAATTATTTGCAGATGTGAAGAAGAAAAGGGGAGAAAGAGTAGGTGAAAACTCTCTCCTAAATATGGATATAAAGTCTGATGACCATTATACCATTTGTCCATTTAGATCAATTGATGTTGAAGAATGTCCATTGTGTAAGTTAGAGGAAATAGGAGAGCTATGATAACATTTAAAACTTTTTTAACAGAAGGTGGTCTTACTACAGCAGAATTAGCTAAGACTTTTGCAACAACAGGTGAATTGCGTGTCACCATGTTGGCCGATAAAATTTGGGGAGGTAAATCACTTCAACTGAAAGCTGGAGGAAAGAAAAAAATAAAAGAAATTTCTTATGGTTTAAAAGATAATGAAATGGTTTATTATGCAAATGTTCCT